GATGGTCGATATTGCTCGCGTTAATAGGCAAGCTCAAGATTACTTGCTTAAAGATTTTGGTGGAATAGGTGCGGCCATACGTCCTGTTAGTGGCAGCGGTATAGGCCAAGTTCAAGAGTTCTTTTTGCCCGGTCAAGGCCCTGCCGCTTTTCGTGATTTTGCGAACATAGCAGAGGCTGATTATATTGAAGACCAAACAAGAGGCAAGCCTTCGGACTTTGCTGGTGGCTTAACCAAAAGCCTTATTGAGGGTGCGGTTGAACTTGGTAAGTCAGCGGCAAAAAATTACCCACGCACATCTCTTGAAAGTCCTGATTATGGTTTAGGCAGTACATTTGTTCGCCCTAATATAGGCGCGATGACAGAAGCTGAGCGCTCGGCTATGGAAGCTGACGAGGCAGTTGGCATTGGGGGGCAGTTAAAACAGATTGCTCGGTCATTGGCAGAAAAAGCCCCAGCAGACACAGTGCCGTCTTCTGTTAGCGAAGCACTCACGGGTTTGCCTTCAGGAACTCGTGGCTCAGGTGATTTTCTGCCTGATGCTGTTGTCCCCGGTGAGCCTGACGAAAAGAAAAAAGAAGAAACAGGGGCCGCAGACGAATTAGCTGGTGAGCCTGACGAAAAGAAAGATGGCGAGCCATATAATCCTTACGGTGCGTTGCTTGAAAAGGCAATGTCAGAGGTTACTGCGCTGCGCGGGGAAGACCCGAACAAGAAAACCAGAAAAGAGTATATGGAAGAATTTGCTGAGGCTACTGGTGTCAATATCAGTGGTCAGCCAGACAAGTCTCACGCCCTGATGGCGCTTGGTTTGTCTCTGATGCAGAACAAGGCTGGCAAAGGTTTCAACGTCAGCAAGATGCTTGGCGCGTTGGGCGAGGCTGGTGAGGCCGCGATGCCTGCGTTCCAGAAGGCTGCAGAAACAGCGCGTGCAGAACGTGTTGCGGCTGGGAAATACGCTCTTGGTGAAGTTAAGGCAGACGCGGCAAACAGAGCTGTTCAACTGAAGGCTGCTAATCAACGTGTAACGGACCTGATGACCAAAACTGTTGACGCTCAAGTCAAGATGGACCTTGAAGCAATTCAGCACGCAAATGATGTGGAGCTAAAAATAGCTGAATTAGAAAAGGCAGCAGCGGATAAAGCATTAGAAGGCAGATATGATTATAAAAACGTCGGAACACTTGACGACAAAGGGTTGCCAGGCTTTAAGACAAGGGTGGGTATAAGAAAGGCAGATGGTCAGTCTGTTTACATAAATGCAGAAGATGAAATTGGAATTTTTGCAAGCGCATTAGCTGACGTAAATGAAGGCGTGGATTCTCTTGACTACATGAAAGACCTTGTTATTAGCGCCTCGCAAAAGAAATTTGGTTCTAACTTTGAAAGAGCAAAAGCGTGGGCAGAGGGTGTGGCAAGAGGCTTTAAGTTTGACCTTGACCAAGTTCCTATTTTTGAGAAAGTAACAAGGAAAAATGAAGAGACGGGCGAAACAGAAACGGTAGAAGTTTTCACTGGCGAATATAAAACAGAAGTTCCAAAAGCCGGTGAACTGCAAACAGCAGATGCCATTCGTGACCGCGTTATAGCTCAATTTAAAAGGTTTCTTACTCAAGAAACTGGTAACGGTATTTCTAATGTTGATATTCAAAACATTGAGAGACTTCTTGGGCAAATTAACTTTCTTGACGACCCCGCCGCAGCAATCACAAGGATAGAAGAAGCCAAGAAAATATTCTTATCTAAAAAAGGTAAGATTGAAGCGAGAATGAGTATGTACGGCGATAGAAATCGCCATAGAAACGATGCTGCATATCAAGAGACTATGCGTATAGGGAGAGAAGCTCTTTCTAAAGCATACAATCTTGACCCTGCTATTTTTGGCGGCATTGAAACAACAAAAGATGCGGATGGCGTTGAAGTTATCAAACTGTATCAATAAGGGAAAAAAATGGCAAAAAGAGTTAAAATTGAGCTCCCTAATGATAGCTTCTTCGTTGAGTTTCAGGGAGACACACCCACTCTTGCGGAGCAAATTAAGCTCGCTAACGTCATAAAGTCTAGGCAGGCTGGTCAAGGCGCAGGACAGGTCATGTCTAAAGCGCAGATTGCAGCGGCATCTGCAGACGCAAAAGACGAACAATTGTTCGACACAACCTCCGGGATTCAGGACGCGGGATTTCGCGCCAAGCTTTCTGCCGCTGAGACAAAGGGCGATGAAGAAAAGCAGTTGCGCGTTCTGTATGGCATGACAGACAGTGACTATCTGCGAGATAGTCGCGGGCGCCTGGCCCTTACACCATCAGGCGGTGAAAAGATTGGCGTCAAGCTAACACAGCCAACACTTATTGATGAGGAAGACTTCAGCCGTTACGACATCGCTGACTTAGCTGGCATTGCGCCTGAAATTGGTGGCGCGGTTGCTGGTGGTATCAAGGGCGCATCAATAGGCTCTGCTTTAGGCCCATTAGGTACCGTGATTGGTGGCGCATTGGGTGCAGGCGCAGCCGCCGCAGGCGGGCAGGCAATAGAAGAAGCAATCGAATCTGGTTTTGGTGTGCAGGCACAGACCCCTGAAGAAGTTCGGGCAGACTTAGAGCGTGAGTTTTTGATTGGTGGTGCAACAGACCTTACGCTTGGACTGTTTGGCCTTGTCGCACGCGGTATTGGCGGCACCATGCGTGCTGGTAAAGGGCTTACACCAGACGAGCTCAAAACCGCAGCAGAGTCCATCGAAATGGGTATCAACCCAACACTGAGCGCAATTCGTGCCCCGTCTGTTGTTGCGCGTCAGCAAGGTATTGTCGAAAAGATTTTTGGCTCTTCCCCGCGCCTGAAGCAAAACAATGACGTTATGCAGAAAAAGCTTGCCGACTATCGTTCACAGGTAGAAAACTCAACAGACCAAGAGGCTGGTGTTCTTCTTCTGGAAAAATCAAAGGAAGCAGCGGACAAAGCTTTGGCGGCACAAACTGCCGCACAGAAATCAGTTTTAAACACATTGCGCTCTCTTGGTGAAAGCATGGGCGCAGCGGCTCAGAAGAACGGCCAGCTTGACCAAGAGGTTTTCGATATACTTGTAGGGTCGAGAAAAGCGTTTGACGCACAGGTTCGCGCAGCATTTAAGCCTGTTGATGAAGCATTAGAAAGCAACGCGGGCACCAATAAAATATTTAACATAAATAACATCCGAGAATCAGTAGATGAAATAAAGGAGCAAAACGCCTCTGCACTTGCTGCTGGCACGATGAAAGAGTTGGGCGATGCCATAAAAGCAATTAATGCTATGGGCAAAGACGGCACCGTATCTTTCATGCAGCTTTATGACGCAAGAAAAGCCTTAAACGACCTCTTGGTAAGGGTTCCCTTTTCTAATAAAACGCAGCGTAGAGCAATCAACGACTTGATGCGTAAGATTGATGTGAAGCTCAAGCCTGAAAACTTGCGGGCTACAATAGACAATTTGGGCGCACTCCCTAAAGATGAAGTGGACATTCTGATGCGTGCTGCAGGCGCGTTGGACCCAGCGCGTAATATGTACTCAGAAGGCGCAAAAATATTTGAAGACATTGAGGCCGCAGGCGTTATCAAAAACCTTGCAGCGAAGTCAGCAAACAATATGTCTATGGGCGTTAAAGACGTAGATATCAGTAAAATTATTGTAAACGACAACCCGCGTTTTCTTGAGCGCACATTGAAGGCTGTTGGTTACGGCAAGTCTGACGAAGTTAAGAGCGCGGCTGCCGAGGGGTTCAGAGAGCAGCTTGCTTCTGAATGGCTGAACGATGCCTTGTCCTCTTCTGGCTTGCGTGCAATAGATGATATTGACCCATCTAAATTTAAGCCAGGCGGATTCAAAAAAGCTGTTGATGATTTGGGTCGTACAGCAGATGTTTTGTTTGGTGACAAAGCAGACGAAATCCGCTCCCTAGCCAACCAAATCGACAAGATTGGCCTGTCAAGCCTTAAAGCCTCAGACATATCTGCAATACGTCAGATGGCGGGCGAGGGTGCGCCTATTATTAACCAGCTAAGAGGGCTGGCAAAAGCGCAGAGAGAAATATATCAAAACCAGAAAAACAGAGCCTTTTCTAAGCTTGCCGCTGGTGAAAACATTAACCCACTTGAGGCCGCAGAATTAATTGGAAACAACACCACATCAGCATCAGACATTAAGAAGATACTGGACGCATTTGAGGGCGACCCAACCTCCCTGCAAAAAATACGCGGTAATTACATGGAGCGCCTCATCTCTGATTTTGGCGACACCATTACAACAGATGGCAAGTCACTTGGCGCGTTTGCCAAACGCTTGCTGGAGGCCGATAGAGGCGGCAAGCTGTCTGTAATCTTTGGCGATGAAATGGGCAAGGATATGGCAAAGTTTGCCAGAATCCTAGACTTTAACTCTCGAACTGCAGCGGGCGGTGACTTGGTTGCAGCGAACATTGCCGCGAGCCCGATTCAGAATTTAGGCAAGCTGGCTAGGTTTACAATCATCGGGAAGGTTCTGCAAAACGGGCCATATTATAAGCAGATTTTGGCTGACTATGAGCGGCTGTCAAAAGGATTGCAGCCGAAAGAAAAGTCTCGTCTGCTTGGTCGTCTGATGGCACAGGGTCTGTCTCAGCAAAGCCAAGAGGGCTTTCAGGAGGCAGAGGAGCAGCTCGAGGCTGTTATGGACTCATCTGGCATCAGTCAGCAAATATCACAGCTCCAGCAGCAACTCCCAAACCCGAACAATTATTCGTCTTTGGGGCAGGCAGCGGTTGTTCCTCCCATCGCGCCTGCTTCTCCCCCACAACAGCCACAGGGTACTTTAAGACAGCAAGCTGCACAAAGCCCAGGCATCGCAGCCGCTCTTGGAATCCAAGGCGCAACAGCCGGATTGTTAGGAAACCCATAAAATGAAATCAGCGACTATAGACCAGCTACGTCAGGAGCTTGCTTCTGATGAGGGCTGTAAGTATGAAATTTATCTGGACCATTTAGGTCTGCCTACATTCGGCATAGGCCACCTGATTACCAAGGACGACCCTGAGTATGGCAAGCCTGTCGGCACTGTCATTGAGCAGGAGCGTGTGGACGCGGTTTTCAAGCTGGATATCGCAGTTACCCTTGAGGATTGCCACAGGCTGTATAAAGACTGGAACGAGCTACCGGAAGAGTGTCAGCTTATTATTGCGAACATGATGTTTAACCTTGGCTACCCGCGGCTCTCAAAGTTTGTTGGCATGAAGGCTGGCGTTGATGCG